TAGATGTACTTTCAAGGCTGGTGAGAATGGATATTGTGGTAAGCACCAAAAACAGGGTGAAAAGGTTAAACAGAGATTCCATGAGTCATTTAATGGTCACACCCATGGACCGGGGCTTAGAAATGTGGCTGGGTGCCCAGCATGTGAAAAATCTTTTTCAAGGAATAGGCTTATAGATTTGGACTCTATGTTATGTAATGAGTAAATCCGATATTCTGCTAACATCAATAAACAATTTTTACAGCGAAGAAGACAACCGATCCAAGTTACTGAATATACTAGACAAAACAGGTGGTATTTCATTGAGAAATCTTGAGTGGTTCATTACGAATTACGCTAAGAAGAACCATACATCATACAAGACGAGTGATGGTAAGATCTTTACTGTACACTACGCGTACAAATCCAGTTTGGATGGGTACTCTAAGAAACTCTTTGATCCATTTTGTAGATCTGAGAAGTTTCCTTACACAGTTCCCGGTACATCTCATGAAATTCATACGACCTTGGCACAATTGAACTTCATCAAATGGGTTATAAAAAATAAGATTTATGACTATATCAAGGATCACCGAAGCTCCTTGTTTAGTAAGCAACAGGTTGTATGCGACCCTCTTCAAAAATAAACGTTTGATATCCCGTGTAATACATGTGGAGAGCATACGTATTTGAAGCAGTGTTAACCTTGGTAGTATCCAAGTTTACTTCTATGTTTGTTTTATCGGACTGAATCTGACTAAAATCCAGGTTCCCCGATGGCTCCACATTAATCGGATTCATCGAGAAACTGTATGTGTAGATATTCCTAAAAGGCCTCGCTAATCTCATTCTGTATGGGATGAGATATTTGTAATAGTTATGATTAGTGTTTGTAACATTTGGTAGTTTCGTTCCATTTATGTAAAAGCTTGCATCCTTCATGATTGGATTGAAGAAGGTTAACTGATCATCAAAACTGACATTAGATGAGAAGTTGAAACGATTTTGACAGAAATAAAGTTCTTCATCATTCGTGGGAAGATCAAATACTTGCGTCTGTCCTATGTTGTTATTAAATGTGGGTGATCCAACAACCATTCTCAATCCCTCATCCGACATAGACATGGAGCCACCACTTCCAATTCCACCCATATCACGTTGTAATCTATCCCACGCGGGTACACCGGATACCTGTGAATAGTTGTAAGCCCTTGAGCGATTTGAAGTGGGTGTACCTACAGCTACACGTGTACCAGTATTAGAAATGGATACTGAGGTACCTGACTGTTCATTTGGAGTTATTCCATTAATATTAGGTCCAATTTGAACCCACGCACTACCACTCGTGCTATAAAAGAATACTCGTGCGTGTCCAGCATTAGTACCTCCCGTGTCATTTTTGGGAGCCCCAGCGATAAGATAAAGACCGTTTCTGGACAGGTCAACGGAGGTTCCAAATTCATCTCCTACAGCCGTACCATCCAAATCAACACCTCTCTGTACCCACGCACTACTGTTGTAAACAAATGCCCTAACATGACCTCTACTAGATTGATGACCCGGTGCACCAACAGCTATCACAGTGTCATTACCACCACTAGTAAATGGATCTGAGATTGATACCGCGGAACCAAATTTATCTCCACCCCCTACACCATCCACGTTTGATCCCGTTTGTTGCCAACCCGGACCAATGCTATAAGTCCATACCTGAACTCGGCCTCTGTTAGTAAAACCAACTTCACTAAATTCTGGTGCACCTACAGCTACACGAGTTCCATTTCCAGATAAAGAAACTGATGTTCCAAACTTTTCTCCGGTAGTTCCACCGTCTAAATCAGTTCCTAATTGAGTCCAAGATCCGGCGTTATATTGATATACACGAACATGTCCTTTATTTGAATCATGACCAGGTGCACCAACTGCTAACGCTGTTCCTGTTGTAGATAAAGAAACTGAGCTTCCAAACAGATCGTTAATGCCAGCACCAATAAGATCAGCACCCAATTGAGTCCACGTCCCCGATACTAGTTTAAATATTCTAACGCGACCCTTATTATCATTAGGGTTATCTATTACACCATCTTCAGGTGTAGTATCAACTTGTAACTCGTATTTAGGTTCACCTATGGCTATAGTAGTACCATCGGGTGACAGGGCTACTGAATACCCAGAATCATCGTTTGCATTGGTACCTATGATGTTAGCTCCTATCTGTTTAGGTTCGAGGGCCACACTTTCATCCAGATTTTCAAATTTAGTATTTCTCAAAAACCAATGAAAACATTTTACGGGAATGTTTGGAACTAAGTTTGTGCGAATAATGTTCTTCCCAAGTTCACTTACAGTAGTTGGGTGTTTACGCACTAGATCTGTGACCATAACCTGTCTTTGATGACTGAGATACTTTCTCTCCTCGGGGTTCACCGTAATCTCTTCCGTAATAAGTTTAAATTCATCAAGACTGAGGGAGTCTAGTGTATCTGTAAAGAATGATTGTTTGTGAAACTCTAGAACAAACTCAATCTTTTGTTTATGAACGGCACACGTGGGAAAGTAAGGTCTATTTGGTTTATTTGTAGTGTATTCATCACTCGCATATTTACGAGCGAAGAAGAACTGCATAGGTATCATTAGGTCGGTTTCAAGTCTAGATACAGAATCTGTTGTAGTAGAATCATCAAAACCAATACTTCTGTTTACAAGAAATCTATTTGCTACCTTTTCAGACATTTCTAAATAAAGCTCGTCATAGATGATTCCCCAATCACTTTCAATTTTTTCCAACTCTGTATCATCTACAAACATCGTCACACTTTTGAGAATATGCCTACCCAACTGATCAGCATAGTTCCCATTTGTGACTCGTGGCATTTTTATGCTCAGCCACATGTTGCTAAGCAAGTCGCCCATATTTTGGGGATTTAGTTGAACCTTTATAGTTTGTCCAAAAGGCCAATTGGGGATCTGTCCCGGATTGAGTACATTCTTACTCCTGTGATATTTCCGGAAGTCGGAATGCCGTCTCGTAGTATTGGGGTTGAAGAACGACTCCGCTGGATCTTTGCAAAGTAAGTACGTGTCTTGCTTTCCAATAGCTTTAAGTGAAATTTTTGCGGCTTCACCCATACTTAACTAATGTCTACAAATTTTTAATATCATCTTTCCACATTGTCATAGGAGAAGTAGACTTCATAATCTCAAGTTCCTTCTTTGCCTGCTTGGATTGTGCCAGAAGCTCTCTGACACTCTCCTCAGTGTATTGAACCGTCTTAATGTTTAGGAGGTAGTCCCAAGATCCATTGATTTGTGGGAACAAGGTGGATAGCTGATTCTCAAGTTCCTGCTTTTTGCGACGGAACACGATGATTTCACCGTTAATGACCATAGATACAAAACGGGACTTGTAATCACACATCGTAGACTTTGCCTCTAGAACTTTGATTAGGTACTCCTTCCTCTTGTTATAGTATTCACGGCGAAGGGTAATAAAGTCCATTAGAATCTCCTCGGGTGTCTCATACTTGTGGATACCTCGAGTTGGATGGAACAAATGCATGTTTGAGGTTCGGAAAGTCTTTTGAAGTTTGAGATCCTTTACGACATCCTTACCATTGTAATCTTGAATGAGGAAATCTACATTCTCGGTTGTACTGTTGTTTGTGAATCCACTAATGATTTTCTTTTCAACGAGAGAATCCAAATGTTCTTTGTAATCCTGTGTCCAGCGTCCCGGTGGGAGTTCGGTTACCTTAACCGTCCTTCCAATAGTACTCCATACACCTTGGGTCATCCACGAATCATCTTGTTCGAATACCGTTCCCTTGAAACCCTTAAACCATGGCTTCATTCGTTTGATAGGCTTACCATCTAGGAAGCTGAGAATGTTCTCACGAATGTCTTTTGGGTTAAATGGAGGTACGTAGCAGCTGAAACCCGTCCCAATACCTTCTGTACCATTTACGAGGACCATAGGAAGCGTAGGCATGTAGAAGTCAGGTTCGATGGAACGACCATCATCATCCAAATAGGTGAGAATTGGATCATCCCGGGGATCAAAGATGTTCCTCGCCTCTGGTGTCAGTCTCGTGAAAATGTACCTCGTCTGAGACGCATCCTTACCACCCATGAGCCTCGTGCCAAATTGTCCACAAGGTTCAAGGAGATTGATGTTGTTACTGCCCGTATAGTCATTTGCTAGCTTTACGATGGTCTCGGCCAGGGATACCTCACCGTGGTGATAGGCAGACTTCTCAGCCACAAAAGCAGCCAGTTGTGCAACCTTCATTTCGGCAGTCAAATTCTTCTGGAAACACGAATACATAACCTTCCTTTGGGATGGTTTCAGACCGTCGCAGACATGTGCAATGGATCTTTTAAGATCAGCAAGACTAAAGTTCACAAGATCTTTGTGAACAAAATCTGAAATAGCCAGCTGTTTGATCTTTCCATAGGATACCTCAAGCTCTTTTGCTTCCTTTGCGGTATTTTCAAGAAGCCAAGACTTTCGGTCATCAGCCTTTTTCTTGTCAAAAGCCAAAGTAATAGACTTATCAGACATTACATCCGTGTCAAACTTGACGGTGAGATCTTCAATTTTTTTGAAGTACTCCCGAGCTTCGGCGGAGGTTGATGTACCAAGACCCTTGTAGTACTTGATTCGCCACCCGGGTTGCCCGTTTCCGTACCAGGATCTGAAGGTAGAGTCTGTGTAGAATGACTTAACTTGGTTACCACGAGTAGCCTTAATGATTGGAGTAACCATAGAGACTACGAATCCCAAATTAAGGAGACTCGGCCAAAAATAGTCAATCATATTGAGGATGAGCCCTTTGATGTGGGACCCATCATTATCCGCATCCGTCATAATCATGAGACGACCGTAGCGAAGTTCGGAAACATCTTTGTATTCTTTACCTTGCTGAAGTCCAAGGATCTTCTTCAAGTCATTGAATTCCTGGTTCGAAGTCAGCTGTGCCACAGAGGCATCACGGACATTCTTACATTTTCCCCTAAGAGGGAAGACTCCATAGTGATCTCTTCCCACCACAGAGAGTCCAGCGACAGCGAGAGTCTTCGCTGAGTCACCCTCCGTAACGATCAAAGTACACTTCTTAGATTGAGCCGTCCCAGCCTTGTTGGCATCATCGAGCTTGGGAATACCAGTAATCTTACTCTTACGAGCTCCACCATCCGTTTTGGCCAATTCCTTCATCTCCTTAAACTTTGAGAGAGCCGTGAGTTCGTCGGAAATACCCGTTTTAAGAGCATTCTTAACAAAGGTTTTCGGCATCTCAAACCTGGAACCAAAGTCCTGAACTTTTAGGGTACACTCAGATTTGACCTGACTCGAGAAGGTTGGATTCTCAAGGGTTGCTTTCACGAAGATTGCGAAGGTATTTTTGACCTGTTGAGGTCTGAGCTTGATTTTCTTGGCCATATCTTCGATGATCCCTGTAGCTACAAGCGAAGCTGCGTGATCAACATGGGTTCCACCTTTAGTGGTACAGATACCATTCACGAAGGAAACCTGTTCCATACCATCTTCCGAAGGTCCGATGCAAACAGACCAACGGTCAGTCGTGGCGCAGTGCACATTGTCTACACCA